CGAGGAGATGGATCTGCCGCAGCTGCGGGAGTACATCGCAACCCACACCGGGCAGGCCCCGATGGGCAATCTGAACAAGAAGAACCTGATCCGCATGGCGGTCGAGTGCCGCCCAGCCAAGGCTGCGTAACATGACGCTGTTGTCGGTGGTGAAGGATGTCTGCGCTGTGGTCGGCGTAGCCGTGCCGCAGTCGGTCTTCTCCAACCTCACCGGCAACCGCACCATGCAGGAGATGCTGGCGCTGGCCAACGAGATGGCGCAGCGCATCGCCTACGACACCCGCGACTGGACAAAGTTGCGGACGCTGGCGACGATGACCGGTGACGGTGTACAGACCGCCTTCCCACTCCCCGCCAACTACAAGCGCATGCTGCTGACGTCGAACGTGTGGTCGTCGACATCGACGCAGTCGCCGATGCACTTCGTGCCCGACACCGACGAGTGGATGCGTCGCCGCGCCGCCAACGCCAGCAATTGGGCGTGGGGCGAGTGGACGATGTTGGGCGGCAACATGGTAATTTACCCGGTGATGCCGGTCGGCCAGACCGCCACGTTTGGCTACCTCGACAGGAACTGCATCGACCTTGCCAGCGGTGGCCGTGGCGATCTGTTCATGGATGATGCCGACGTGTTCACGCTCGACGAAAGAATATTGAAGCTCGGGATGATCTGGCAGTGGAAGGCGCAGAAGGGCGCCAGCTATGCCGAGGACATGGGCACCTATGGCGATGCCCTCACCTACGCCATGGGCCACGACAGCCCGGCGCCGATCATCCTCGGGCGCAAGCCGATCTCGGCTGCGGCCAACATGGCCTACCCGTGGACGGTGCCGACATGAGCCAGCATCAGGCCTTCAGACGCTCGGCAGTGCCGCCGGAGATCGCGCAGAAGCTGGAGACGATAACGATACCGGCGCCGACGCGCGGCATCATCCAGAATGAAAACGAGGCCTACATGCAGCCGGGTGGCGCAGTGATCTGCGACAACTGGCGACCGACCATGCGTGGCATCAGCCTGCGCGGAGGTCATGTGCTGTGGTGCCAGCTGCCGGAGATGACGCCGGTGATCTCGGCGTTTACCTATGCCAGCGGCAACATTCAGAATATGTACGCGGGCAACATCAATAAGCTCTATGACGTCACGACGGTGACGCCGATCCTGATCAAGAGCGGACAGACGTCAGGCAACTACGCCGCCTCGCAGCTCGCCAACGCGCAGGGCGACTGGATGATCGTCGTCAACGACGCGGGCAACCCGCCGCTGCGTTACGGACCTTCGTCCGGCAGCGGACTGACGTGGGAGACGCTGGGAAGCGGCTACGTGCCGCCCGCGGGCAAGCCGTCGATGATCACGGGTATTCCGCCCGCCGGGTTGAGCTACGTCTGCAAGTATCGCAACCGCTACTTCTTTGTTGAGAACGGCTCGATGAACGCGTGGTATCTGCCGCTCAACGCGGTAGGCGGCGCGCTGGCGATGATCCCGCTGTCGGGCGCTGCGACCAAGGGCGGCAAGCTGCTCGCCTGCTTTTCGTGGTCGATCGACGCAGGCGACGGCATCGACGACAAGATCGTGTTCATGACTGATTTGGGTGAGCTGCTGATCTTCACCGGCAGCGACCCCTCGGTCGCCGCCAGCTGGCGGCAGGAGGGGCGCTACGAGGTGAGCCCGCCGCTCGGTATGAACGCGCACTTGGCGGTCGGCGGCGACGTGCTGATCGCCACCGTCGATGGGATCGTCCCGCTCTCCGGCGCCATCACCAAGACCCGCACCGAGCTGGAGCTGGCGGCGGTGACGCGCGCCATCAAGCCGATGTGGCGCGAGCATGTGCTCGACAAGCGCGAGCACCCGTGGACGATGTGCAAGTGGGATGAATACGGCGCGATATTCACGACGTTCCCCGGCGGCAATACCGGCAAGCAGCTCTGCCTCGCCACCAACGCCGCCACCGGCGCCCACGCGCGCTACACCGGCTGGGATGTGATGTGCTTCATCCGCATGCGCGGTGACATGTTCTTCGGCACGCAACTGGGTGCCATCATGCAGGCCGACCGCACCGGCTACGACAACGGCGCGCCGTATGTAGCGACGCTGGTGGGCGGATGGGAAATGTTTCATTCGCCGTCGCAGACCGTGACATGGCGGCAGGCGCGGGCCTCGTTCTCCGCCCGCGCTGGCGAGCCGTTCCAGCCGCAGCTGTCGGCGACCACCGACTACGTCGTGGTGCTGCCGCAGCCGCCGCTGGCGGGCCTCGACCCCGGCGTGCTCGATCTATGGGATCAGGGGCTGTGGGGGCCGAACGTCAGCAAGTTCAATCCGCTGTGGCTGTGGGCGCACGCCTACACTGTTGGCAACAAGGCCTATGACGGCCTGACGCAGGGCAACTACGATTGCGCGGTGGCGCACACCAGCCCGGCCAGCGGTACCTTTGCAGCCTACCGCACGGCGAACCCGACGCACTGGACGCTGTCCGCCGTGCAGCCGACGCCGTCGCCGGTGTCGACACCGGCGGAGCGCGCCGCCTACGCGCAGTGGGACCAGCCCACGCCCGGCAAGCCGGTGGTGCGCAACACCGGGTGGGTCTCGATCGGCCTCACCGGCTTTTCCCACGCGCCGATCGTACAAGTGACGGTGGCGCAGCAGGCCAAGCCGGAAGTGGATCTTATCAACGTCGCCGCAACCTTCGAGCGCGACGGCGTCGTCGTGTAGAGGGGACCGTAATGACAGACCAATGGACAAACGCCAGCACGTCAGCGTGGCTTAACAACCAGAACAACCAGATAGCGTCGTGGAACCAGCAATCGAACGACGCCCTGAACGGCCCGCTATTCGATTACAACCACACTACGCCATACGGCCCCGGCGGGTTCGGGACGCCGTATTATCAGAACCTGACCAACTCGCTGTCCCCGTCGTTTGGCACCGCCGCAGACCCCGGCACCTACAGCCCCGGCAATCGAGGTAACCTAAGCTCCTACAGCGGCTCGTCGCTCGGCGGCGGCGGCAGCGTGTTCGACACCGGGACCAGCGGCGTCAATACCTACAACCAGCCCGGCGTCGGCGGTTATGACGACCCATCGTCTTGGACGGGCCTCAACGACCAGCAGCAAAATTATATCCAAGCCCACAAGAGCGCCTACGGCTACACGCCCGAGGCGGGCTTTTTCAACCCCGGCGGGGGTTGGGACCAGTATTACGGGCCTCAAGGCTCGCTCAATCCCAACAAGACCGTGTTCGACACCGGCACGACGCCATACAACGACTACGGCCAGCCGGGTAGCGCCGCCGACCCGAACGCCAACCCGCAGGGCTCAGGCTCGCAACTGGTGGCTGGCTGGGGCAATTTGAGCCCGGTCCAGCAAAACTACGTGCAGTCGCACCTCGAACGCTACGGCTACGCGCCCGCGCAGAACTTCTTTCAGGCTGGCGGGGACTGGGACAAGTATTACGGACCCAACGGTTTGCTGGCGCAGAACCCCGCCACCCCGAGCGTCGATCCGCTCGGCGAAGGCGCTCAGGCGTATTACGGCTACCTCACTGACCGGCAGCAGGATTATGTGCAGTCGCACCTCGACAGGTATGGCTACGCGCCTGATCAGAACTTCTTTCAGGCTGGCGGGGGATGGGACACAAATTACGGAGCTCATGGCGTGCTGGGGCAAAGTGACGACAGTCCCTATGGCCAGCCTACCGGCATAGGCGACAGCGGCTACGGCGATGGCTACGGCGGGTACGGTAATTTCCGAGATAACCCGTGGGACGCGCCAGCCGGGGCAAATATCGCCGACCCCAAATCCTACTGGGTCCAACAGCAAGGCCCCAATCAGTGGCGGGATGCTCGCGCGCCCTACGCCTCTGAACTCGCCAATGACCCCGCTAAAATGTACGACATGGCGGTCAGGATGTATCTGGAAGCGACAGGCGACCCCCAAGCCCGTACGGCCATTGCCGAGGCCATGCTCAACCGGACTGCAGCGCGAACCAGCACAAAAGTAAACCCTCTACGGGACGACTACTTCCCTCAATTTTCGGACTACAAGAATGACTATGCCAAATGGACGCGCGATCTAAAGAACAACCCGGAATTGCTGGGGCGAATTTACGGCGAGATAGGCCGCGCGGTTGGCGGCACGAACATATCGCAGGGCGCGACTGACTGGGCGAGTAAAAAGACTGCGGATTACGCAGCGACGAAATCAACGGAGACATGGAAATCGCCAATAGAGGGCGAGCGTTTCTTCCGAAAGGACATAAAAAACAGCTATGCCGGACCCACCGCCGCTCAGGAAATTCAGGATTGGTACAGCAGGATGATGAAGTGGCCTCAATGATCAGGCAGGTCGTTACAATCCCCGCGGTTTTTGCCGGGCCGCCCGACGTTGTAGCTCTTGTAGAGGCAGAACCCCTGCCTCTCCAGCTTGTTCGCCAGTCTGTCGCGAAGATCGCAGGCTTTTTTAGCCTCTCGGTTGTCCGGCTCGTACGCCGGATCGGTAAAGGGTTCGACAACATAGTCGCGGCACCTCCAATACGCTCCGGCAAGTTTGTCGATGTCTTTCAGCTGCGCCTTCGTCGGCGGCAGGCTGAGGTCGGCGGCAACGGAAGGCGTCGCGACAAAAAGCGCGACAGCGGCAAGGATAAGTTTCATGGTGATGTTCATGCCGGGATCTTAATCCCCCGGCGTGGCGATGTAAATAGGGTTTAAGCTATTATGCTCGGGTACGTCTTCGACAAGACCGACATCGTCGCGCCGTTCGTGGCCTCGCTCATACCTGAGTGTAGAGAGAGGGGCTTCGGCGCCTGCTCGACGATCGGCGTTCTCGACCACGACGGCTATCTGATCGGCGGGCTGGTCTACCGCAACTGGTGCCCCGAGACGGGGACGATCGAGATGAGCGGCGCCGCCATCCCCGGCACCTACTGGCTGTCGCGGCGGACCATCCAGATCATGTACGACTACCCGTTCTACCAAGTTGGCTGTCAGATGTTGATAAAAACCACGATGGCCGACAACGAGCCGGTGCTGCGGATCTCCGCCGCGGTCGGCTTCACCTTCCACAGGATCGAGCGGCTCGGCGGTCGGAACCGCGACGGCGTCGTCGCCACCTTGACCGTGGAAGATTGGGAGCAAAGCCGCTACAACGCTAACCGGCATCGACCGGCTAAAGCAGACCAGAAGGAAGCAGCCTGATGCCCACACCCTATCTTGACCCCGCCCAGAACGGCCAGCGTGACGCCATCACGCAGGCGCTGATGCAGATCGCCGCCCCACCGCCGCAGATGCAGCCGCCGCAAGGCATGCCTCCGCAAGGCATGCCGCCGCAGGGCATGCCATCCGGCGGGGCAACGCCGCAGTCGGCGCCAATGCCGCCGCAGCAGGGCATGCCGCCACAGGGCATGCCGCCCGGCGCGATGCAGCAGCCGCCGATGATGGCGGGCGCCCTCGGCGGCATCATGTCGCCTCCGCCGCCGCAGATGGCAGGCGCGCCAGCAGGCGCCCCGATGCAACAGCCGCGACCGCCGATGCCGCAACCCCCGATGCCGGGCATGCGATAGGAGGCTCCCATTAGCAAGCCAGATGCACCACAGCCGCCCAACCCCTACGCGACCGCCGCCGCGCAGACCGGCACCAATGTCGGGACTGGCGTCGCCAACGCGTTCCTCAACAACGTCAACCAGATCACGCCAAACGGCAATCTGACCTACGACCAGACCGGCAGCTACAGCTGGACCGATCCCACCACCAACTCGACCTACAACATCCCGCGCTTCACGGCGACGCAGACCCAGACGCCGACGCAGCAAAACCTGCAGGCCACGCGGGATGCTGCGCAGCAGAACCTCGCCGAAATCTCGCAAAACCAGTCTTCCTCAATGAAGAACTACCTGTCAGGGAGCGTTAACCTGTCGGGCGCGCCCGCGGCAGGCAACGCCAGCACACTTGGAAATGCACCTGCCCCCTACTTCAGCTATGACATGGGTGGGAATATCCAGAGCCAACTCGGCGACGCGGGAGCGATCACCAAGGACTACGGTCCGGCGGACAATTTCAGCGCCGATCGCTCGCGCGTCGAGGAGAGCCTGTACGGACGCCTCAACCCGCAGCTGGCGAAGGACCGCTCCGCGATCGAGCAGCGGCTCGCCGATCAGGGTATCCGCTACGGCAGTCAGGCCTACACCTCGGCGATGGACGACTATAACCGGCAGTCGAACGACGCCCGCCTCGCGGTGACCGCACAGGGCGGCCAAGAGCAGCAGCGCATGATGGACATGGCGGCCCAGCGCGCGGGCTTCCAGAACGCCGCGCAGCAGCAGCAGTATACGCAGAACCTCGGCGCCGGGTCGTTCGCCAACGCCGCGCAGGCGCAGCGAAACTCACAGAACGCGGCGGCGTCGGGTTTCTACAATTCCGCGTCCGCCCAGTACATGAACCAGCTGCAGTCACGCTTCAACGCCGATCAGGCGGGGCGTAATTCCTACCTGCAGGAGCAGTACGCCAACCGCAACCAGCCGATTAACGAGATCAGCGCGCTGCTCGGCCAGTCACAGGTGTCATCGCCTAATTTCGTCAATACGCCGGGCTCGCAGATCCAGACCACCGACATTGGCGGGCTCATCAATCAGAATTTTGCGCAGAACCAGCAAAACTACCAGACTGCGATGAACAGCTGGAACGCGACCATGGGCGGCCTGCTCGGCCTTGGCGCGGGCGTCATGAAATCCGACGAGCGGTCCAAGGAAAACATCATCCCGATGGGGACGGTGTTTGCCGC